TGTCCACTTCTTCCGCAACGATATAACTACCATCTGTGAGACGATAGGTGTAGATGTCTGCATCCAATATTTTTTCAATCATATTAATCATAAAGGTACTTCGTGTATTTGATAATTAAATCTCTCTTTATTATATATCTTTACTCTTTCAACAGCGTGATTCAGTGTGTAGTTCTTTCTCTTTTTCCAAGATAGATCATCTGCTAAATCATAGACCACTGTTCCCTGTCCATTCTCACTCTTTCTCAAACCTCTACCAATGGATTGAAGAACTCGAATTTGTGACTTTGTTGGAGATGCGAAAATAATATTGTGAAGATTTCTTATATTTATCCCAGTACTAAATGTACCTACAGAAGCGACAATGATTGCATTCTTTTCCTTCTCTGTGACTGTACGGATCTTTTCTCTTTCTTCAGCATTTACTGAGCCAGATACAAAGAATACTTTTCTCTTTCCTGCTCTATCTCTTATCTCTTTGAATAGAGGTTCACCATGTTTCTTCACGAGATTATAGAGAACCAAGGTATTACCTGTTTGATCTAGAGCCAGATTAGTAATGAATCGATTCCGTTTCTCGTGTGATACAATGAAATCAATCTCATCTTGATATTTCTGTTTACCAAATGCTTTTCGAACTTCATCACTATATTTAAGAACAAGAGACTGAATCTTCAGATCAGCAAGAGTATCAGAATCAATTAGAGTTTGTGTCGTGGTTACTTTATACACAGGGCCAAAGTTACCAATCAATGTCAATTCATTTACTTGTCCTCCATCAAGAGTACCAGTTGTTCCGATTCTCATCTCAGCATGAATCAATCGATTCATAATCGTTGTGAGAGATTTTGCTTTGAATGTGTGTGCTTCGTCTCCAATAATACACCCAAATTGTTCAAACCATTGTTGAGGTAATTTAATAGCACTCTGCCATGTAGTGATAACAACAGATTGATCAAATGTCTTTTCCTTACCAGAATAGATTCTGTGCACATCTTCTTCTACATCGAAGTCAGAATCATTAGTTGAATAATCCGCAAAATCTTTATACATCTGTTCAACCAGAGAAGTGGTTGGAACAACAATGATGACTTTCTTATTAAGTTCTTCTTGAAGATAATAACGAATCAGCATGTAGATAATAAGAGACTTACCAGAACCAGTTGGAGATACTAGAATTGCTTTTCCATTCTCTGTCGCAAATTCAAATGCTTTCTTCTGATAATCTCTTGCTTCAATCTCTTTTCCTCCAGAGCACAATGGCAAGGAATCAATATATGATTCATCATAAGAGAATCTATTTTCAATCTCATTCGAAAGATTTACTTGATAACCCCGATCTTTTGCAAATTGAAGAACTTCATTTAATAGACCATAAGGAATGGTACTATTCATACGATTATACAATCTGATTTTGCCATCCCACTGCTTGTTCTTATAGCTCGGCATCCATTTATATCCATCAGCGTAGAATGTGAAATACTCCGATAACTCCATCAAGATACCACTATCTTCAGAAGTTATATAAAGTAATGCTTCATTTTTTCTGTTTACAGTTATCATTGTGCCATCTGTATATATTTCCAGCATTACTCTCCTTGCCGCAATGTGGACATTTCAATTTTCTTTTATTTATAACAGAAATATTTCCTTTCCCATTATGTGCTATATTCCAGTTTTCTTTACCCTTTGGTATATATTTCTTCCACTTATCTTTGTAATTTGGATTGTCTTTTTTCCATTGCTCCCAATAAAGTTTTTTATTCTCGATCAAGTATGGACATTTTTTCCCTTTATTCCAAGGTGTATTACCTTTCTCCCATTGATTGGTCGTCATACCACCTTGACCTTCTTCGTGTGTCAGATTAGCAAATTCCTTAGATTCTACAATATTCAATCTGTGAGAGTAATCCAAAGCAACTTTTTTGAATTCTTCTTTGTTCTCAGTTTGAAAAAGGATTGTTGTAGATACATCATAACTGTGTTTCTTGATATGATTTTCCCATCTTACACCAGAGCCTTTATACTGATACGGATCTTGCGTAGTCTTACCAAGATATTTCAACCCAGTAACGTTATGGGTTTTTAGATATAAATAAATCATGCTGAACTTCTTTCGTTTAAGGTTATTAAGTTTAGAGTTGGTGGGAACTGCAATTCCGTGACCAACATTATTTATTTATACTTATTGTGATTTTGAGAGCAATATTTGGATAACCTCTTGCAGAGATTTACCTTTAATATAACCTCTTTGAATTAAGAGTCTTGCTTTCTCTTCAAGTTCAATCTCTTTCTGTAAATCTTCTCTAATCATCAAATTCTTCTTTACTTACTATATCAAATTCATTATAATAGATTTAATCGAAACGACATCTAACTAGAATTGTTTGTCAAATACCAGAAGTAAACTTGCGGAAGTCGATAATATTCTTGATGTGAGTATGCCTCCAGCGAATATTACCCATAATCTCTTCCAAAGAGTCAATGATTGATTTCTGATATTCAATCGCAGATCTGGCTTTAACTATATCTGCATCCGTACTATAATACATTTCCATTTCAGATTTAAGAGGCTTACTCATACCTTGGAAAGGATCATAAGCCCAGCCTTTTTTATCCATCTCGGCTTGAGTCATCTTTCCTGTATAATAGAGCCACTTATCTTTACGAATCTGCTCTAGTTCCATCTCCTTCTTCCTCAGTTGCAACTTGGATAATGTGAATATCTCAAGGTATTTAGCGTGCAACTTTGATGTTTCAATAGTTACATCATCTAAAGCATGCTCATCGATTACTGAATCTTTCTTCCAAGATTCAAGGATATCATTTAAACTCATCATAATATAGTTTTATTTATAGGATTTTAAAATAGTCGTATCTAAACGTCACATCAGCTTGTAGATATTCCACATCAGTAGCCTGTGTGCTAAACTCTAATCCACTAACACTGGTCGGAAATAGATTACTGAATTGAATCTTATTGTTGGGTAAGTTGTGATTGGTGAGAATCATAAGTGTAGCATCATATACAATAGGATCAGTTGTATCTCTATGCTTCATAATCCAATCATAAAGTTCTTTATAAACATTCATATCTTCGTCCATTGCGATTCGAATAGAAAAATCATCGAACGTAACATCACCAGAGATATAACCCTTATACTGTCTATGTGGTGTTTCAACTTGACCTAAAGATAAACCTGGAAGTGTTACACTAGTCGCAAAATACTCAAGATTCGATAGAGTGTTTCGATTGATAACTAACTTAAATCCCGTTGGAGAAAGGAAGTTGTAATTGTTTGTTAGATTACTCATATGACTATTTATACACAAAAAAAGAAGGGGCCTCTTTCGAGACCCCTTCAAAAATAATTAATTAAATATTAATTAGCTACCTGAGTAAGTATTGATGTTACTTACGGAGAATGTGCGGAAGTATGGATTCTGATTATCAGTTCCAACACCTGCATTTGATGCGGATGCACCTTGTACAGATTCAACGAAAGGATTCTTGACCATGCCGTAGCGAGTCTTGAATCCAATCTTAGGTTGGAATGTGCTTTCATCAACTGCACGAACCATAGTAAGTGGTACGTATGGGCAGTAGAAGAGACCAGCGTCATAAGCGCTTGTGCCACGGAAACCAACTGTTACATAATCGGTTACAGCATATGGATCAACATATACCTTAATGCGACCATTAAGAACACCAGCGAAGGTGTTACCAGTTGCGTCTACGTTAAGATTAGTGGCAAGTGCAGGAGTGTAGTCAAGTTGACCAGCGGCTGCAAGAGCAGAAGCCACGTTGCTGGAGCAGATAATGAAATTACCCTTACCACGGCGTGTTTCAGTTGCAATCTTATTAGCTTCGATTTCGATTTGGAAGATCAAGCTCTTGAACTTCTCAACAGCCCAGCGACCATCTGCATCAGCAGCAAGATCGAAGTCATTATCGATTGGCGACTCATTTTCGAAACCAGGCTTAGCCTTAGCATTGATTGTGTTGATAACTTCACGATTGATTTCAGCAAGGATTTCAGTCGAGAGGATGTTAGCCAACTCAGATTCTGCATCGAGACCATGAACAGCTTTCAAGTCTTGAGCAAGCTCCATTGTGTATTCAGCCTTAAGACCGCGAGTCTTAGCTTCAACAGCAGCCTTCTCAATAGTGAAGCCCATGTCACCGAAAGATGCACCAGTACCACCAAGTGTTTCACCAGCAGCTGTAGATACAGAACCGGAGAATGCGGTGTCAGGCTCATCAAGACCGAGTGCCTCATCATCAGCAGTAGTGATAAGACCTTCTGGCGAAGAGCTATTGTAACGAGCCTTCATTGCGAAGATGAGACCAGTTGGGCCAGACATTGGCTGAACACCGGCTACATCATAAGCGATGAGATTAGGCATTGCACGACGTACAAGAGAGATAAGAACTGGATCGAACTTATCAACAGCTGCAGTTGTTACATTGTTTTCATTAAGGAAACCAGCTTGTGCCTTCTCTTCACGAAGAGCGGTTTCTGTATTTTCGAGCAGCTTAGCTGTTACAGCCTTGCGGTGCGAATCTTGGAAAGCAGGAGCGTCCTTATGCTCAAGAACGGGAGCCCACTTTTGGATATCTTTTTCTGCGTTAAACATTTTTTAATTTCTTTCTATGTTATTGGTTAGTGATATATTATTTTCTGAGAGCTTCAACATACTGTCTCATAGAAGCAGGAAGCTTCTTGAGAGGATCAGCAGCACCCTCGATTACAATTTCTGTTTCTTCTTCAGAAGTTCCTTCTTCCAAAGATTCTTCTTGAGTTTCTTCTTTAGACTCAAAGATTGAACTTTTGACTGTTTGTGCTTTCTTAGAGAAAGTTTCCTTATCAACAAATTCAACATCTTCCAAAATAGTATTGAGACGATGTGATTCTGTTTCGGAAAGGTCTTCGGAGAGAGAAGTCAATACTTCGGCTCTTTCGAATTTCTCGATCTGTTCTTGAAGAGTTTCAACCTCGGTGCGAGCTTCAGAGAGTTCAGTTGCTGTTTCTTCAGCAACTGTATTGAGTTCTTCAACAAGGTCTCTCTTTTCAGCTGGAACTTCGATATAGTTCTCAATGAATAGATCTTTAAGTGATGTGATGAAGCCTTCTGTGATTTCTGTACGAAGTGTATTTTCAACTTGAACAGAATTCTCTTCAACCCAACTTTCAACTACATATGAAAGATAATCATCGATTCTTTCAATGAGGTTTTCGCGGAGAGTTTCAACTTCTTCATTCAATTCCGAATTGTATTTTGCTTCAAGACTCTCTTGAATTTCAAGGGATCTTTCTGCGATTGCTGCTTCAAAAAGAGTTGCAGCTTCGGATTTGAAGTCTTCACTAAGAGTGGCTTCACTAGAGATAAGAAGGTCGAGAGCTTCAGAAACCTTT